TAAAGCCATTATTACTAGCATTAGATATTTTTAATTCGTTTGTAGTTGTATTAATGTGTGGCTGATATGCCGTTACATTACCTGTCCCACTAGGATCACCAGAGCCAGAATTTAATGTTCTTAATGCGCTAAAAATGTCATTGATTGCAGCCCTTACTAAAGCACCAGTACCATTAGCGGCATTAAAATTATTTCCTGACTCTTTGGTTGTACTATTAACTCTTGCCATAATTAATTAGTTACCTTTACCAAATCCTACCGCAGTAAAGTTAAAATTTCTACTAATACTAGCATTTGATGAGTTTTTGAAATGGACTGAAAACCCACTCCCAGTTACGTTTGTTACTTCAAAATAATCACCACTTGCCATGTTCTGTGCAGTGATACCAATAGAAGGCAGATTTGAGTTTGCACCAAGAAGGGCTGATGTACCAACAAAGAAAGGATGTGAAAAACTTATATTTTTAATTCCACTACCAGAGCTTATTGCTGTTGCACTCTGTTCTGTTCTTCTCTGGAAGCTGGCTGTATATCCCAACTCAGTCACTCTTATATCCTGTGCAGGGTCATTGCTTGATAGTAAGGCTCTAAATTGAAACCCTCTACCTTTAAATAATCCATTTACAAAAGTTTGAAAAGCTGTATATGTAGGTGATCCAGATGAAGGGTCATCCTGAGTAAACCTAACTTGCAATTCACAGTTAACATCCAGTGCATTAGTACCGTCAAAATCAGTCCAAGTATCTATGTTTGCTGTTCTACTATCAAACAAATCATTAGGGTAAAAACCAGTAGAAAATATATGTTGTTTAAGATCAAGAGCAAAAACACCGCCTAAATCAAGAGTTGTACTGCCAGCCGCACCACCAAAATCATATGTGCCAGTAGAACTCAAACCACCAAAGTCATCAAGACTTGCTACTAAATCAAGATTCGTTATGTCATCAAAATTACCAGCACCAATTAAATTAAGACTATTTGTGACAGCATCAAACTGCACGTTGCTCTTTGTTCCTTGAAACTTAGGACTATCAGTATCTTCTCTTCTAGTTTGTGCAATTAAATTAGGTTGTGCATCTGGCAAATCAATTACAACAGAAGCACTGCTCTGACTTAAATTACCGAGATCATCAACAAAGCGTACAAGATACTCACCTTCAACATATGGAACAATTACATCTGTTGAGTTTCCAGCCAATTTATCAATATCAGTAGCAGAGCTAAAAGTACCGCTACCATCTGTTTTTTGTGAAAATCTGATGCGACAAAAACCACCATGCAAAACATCAACATCAGTTGAAGCATCCCATCTTAATCTGATTAATTTTTCATTTATTGGTTCAATCCTTAAATTTTGTACATTTGCTGGCGGTGCTGTTTTACCGACTGCATTAAAAGTTAAAACTGCTGGAGTAACACTTGGTTCAAGTACTGCATTGTAGCTAAAGACTTCAAACTCATATGTGCCTAACTCAGAGTCAAATATCTCAAATTCTGGACTTGTTGTTATGCGTGTAATAACATTTCCGCCATTGAATTTATATTTAACAGAATATTGAGTAACACCTGATACTGGTTGCCATGTAATAAATAATTTACTTACAGCCCTATTATTTAAAACAATAATATTTTCTTGTCCCTGCAAGTTTGTTGGGGCAGCTTTAGGCTGAATTAAAGTTGTTATTAATGGATTTGTAATTGTTGCACCATCTTCAACAAAAGCGTATTTATTAGAGTTATGAAATAATGCTGTGATTGTATATTGATTATTCGCTTCATCAACAGAAAGAACTCTAAAATCCTCTGTTTCTATAACTTCCCTTTCAAGTAACCATACAGCATTAGTTTGTGGTGCAGAGCTAAAAGCACTAGTAACAGTTATTACAGCACTACTAATAGAAGATATTGTTCTTTCTTCTAAAGAGCCGTCAGATAATATTACTAATAATTTATCTCCTGTCTGTGATGAGTTAGGTAGATCAAGGACATTATCAACCGTTATTTGTGTTGTAGTGGCGGTCTTTATTCTGCCTGATCTTCTTAAATTACTACGAACAGGATCTTGTATTGTAATTATCTGTGAAGGTCTTATCAATGTTCCAGCAGAGGCATCAGTGGTAAAGGTCACAGTCTCCGTTTCTTGGTTTTGGGTGTATATGTGCCACAAACCCATTCTCCTTGCTTGTGCCTTATCAGAGCAGCCTATAGCTTCAATATTACGGATTTGTATGCCATACTTAGCTTGCAATGCAGTATCTTCAACAGTTACATAATCAAACTGTCTGACATTGTTATCAAAATATTTGACATTAATTACTGTATCTCTTGTTCTTTGACTAGCTCCTGTATAAACAAATCCAGCTTCAGTAACATTTGCATAAGAAAAAAAGTAAGTGCTTGATGTTGGTCTGTCCTGAGTAAGGGTAATTTTATTCGCTACTACATAAAGATTTGCTCTCATCATTGAAGCAACTTGGTTCAACAATGTAAAAGCCTCTGTGCTTTGCTGTAAAACAATATTTGCACTAAATCTTGGGGAAGTACCTCCTTGACCGTTATTTATTAGCTCAGAATTATAAACAGACGCATTATAAAAAGAATACTTATCTACCTGATCTTCAGAAACAAAATCACCAAAACCCGCCCTTGATTCAGTTAATAAATCATAAAGCACCCAAGCTGGATCATTGCAATATTCCTTATCCGTTTTAAGTGTACCGTTGAAGCCACCGTCAAAAGATAAACTGCCATCTGCTCTGACAGTCGCATTATGTGGGATTTTAACTTTACGACCACGAACTCTGTACATACGTTGTGGAACAGATCTGAAGATTTCAGCATCAAAACGTAAGGCTGCAACAGCAGTATTAGCAAAAGCAGTAGGATCAAAAACTAATTCTGTGATTGATGTAAGTTCAAAAGCATTAAGTAATAAACTGTCCGAACTATCTGCCGTTGTGCGTGTAACTGTAACTGTTAAAGGAAAGTCTGAATTTTCAATATCTTCTGGTAAGAATATTATGTGATCTTTAAAATATGGAGATGTAGTTTTACCTGTAACAAATGCACCAGTTGAACTTTTAGCTAAAAATGCTGAATTTACTGTTTGCCCATCAAAATTAGGCAAAATCTGTTTTATTACTGTGCTTGCCTGATCTTTTACTTCTATCTTGTAGTCAACTCTTGTACCTGAGATATTTCCATCACTTTCTATCTTTTGCAAAGAGGGAAAACCAAGTGTCACTCTTATGCCTTCTGTAGAAGTATCAGTAATCGTAACGGTTTGTGGACTTGATGTTGTAACTGTTACCCCAACGGCTCTTTCTCTTTCTGTTTCATTAAGACCTTGTATTCTTGTCTGTGAAGCAGTACCAAAACGAGGGATAAAAGCTGGTCTATTAGCTATTGATGTACCAAAATTAAAATCACTGTCAGCAGGGTTTGTATTTGGTGCGGACTGTTGTAATACCTGTGTATTGTTTAAAAATACGTCTTTTAAGGCAGCTACATTATAATCATTTGTTCCTTGTGTCAGACCAGCATCAATAGCAGAAGGAAATCCAGCCAATTCACCGTCTGCAAGAACATCCACTGTAGTTACAAATTGACGAGAACCGATCTCGCCATCTTTCATCTCTGAATCGTAATAGCTTATTCCCTCTTGACCGTATTTGTTGAAATTAGCATTACTGCCAAAGTTATTAACATTGCTTGGAATTGTCATGTTAACTCCTAAATACTGGGGCAGTGTCAGTTCCAGATGACACCACTATAGAGCCGCAAAACACCTCTCCATATATCAAAGGTACGCAAACACCACTACGGCTGACGTTCTGGATGCCACTAAAAGAATAATTAACTCTGGTATCAGTCTCACTTAAACCACTAGACATATCTCCAACATTAGGTTGCTGTTGTGGGAATAACATATTAGTTACCCCTTGAATCGCCATTGAAGCACCTGTAATTGTTAAAGCTGATGATATAGCAAGACCTATTTTTGTTGCAAAGAAACCACCAATGGCCGTTGTTGCCGCACCAGCACCTAAAAATGCCGCCGCAAGAAAAAACCAAGAACCTGACACTATAGGGATAATCTTCATTTCTCCTTCGGTATTCATTATTAACTCATCCACATCTTTTACAATCTCATCATTTATAACTACTCGATAAAGATGATTTGTTAAATGTCCCTCTGTCTCTGGATGATTACAAGTAATAAATTTTATAGCATCTTTCATATTCTTTACATCTGCGTAATTAGTATGCCACCCAACCATTTGAGCTAATCTTCCATAAACTTTTATTTTTCTTAGACCTTCTTCTCCTTCTTTCCTTTCACGATCAATAAACAATTCTTTTTTAAGCATAGGCTTCAACTCAAGTGGTTTTAATTCTGTAAATTGATCATTTTCTGGATCAAAAATAAACCAAGATAAACCGATAAAATTACAATTTTTTATATCTTCTTCTGATGCAGTCAAATCACCATTTGGGTGTGAGTGACAAATATGTAAAACAGTTCCAATCTCTTCTGCCCTAGCCCAATCATCAGGATCAATCGTAAAAGATGTTGCACCTTCTATGGCTATGTTATTGCAAGGGAAATACTGCTCTACCCCATCAATATCAATTACTAACCCACAGGACTCATCTGGTAAAGAAGTCTTTGCATGATGTAGTGCTTGCTCTTGCCAGTTATTCATACAAACGTACCAACAGAAGGGAAATCATTTCTTGTTATTATTCTCTTCGGTGCTTTTCTGTTTTGCAAGTCAAGATTCAAAGCTAATTCAAATTCAACAAACATTTTACTCTCTACAGTTTTACGATCAATAAAATATATCTCCTCATCATAAGTAGTATTTGATGGAGTTCCATATGGATTAGTATTACCTTCAAAATTTTCATTATCTAGATATTTCATCAAAGTAACTTTACGGATAAATTTTGCTGAATTTAAGTCATTTTTTGGTGTTGCAAGATTAGCTTGTGTCATCAAAGCTGAAATAGTTGAATCTAAATTATTTATTCTTACTGTCGGTCTAGGCAAAGTTGTTCTAGTGGCAGCATATTTAAAACCATTAGCCTCAATAGGAATTGCAGTATATGACTGACTTTGAAAAATTAAATTATTAAAAGAATTATCTCCGTAACCATTAAAAAACCTTTTAATGTCACTGCTTCCATGTATTGCAGAAACTAAATGAATTTCAAACAATTCAATCTTTGCACTAGGATTTGTCTTTTGTAGCTCATCAGTAGGTATCGCCATTACGCTTCAAATACCTCCCTAAATGTCGCATTTATTATTGCTCTGTTGTTATAAGGTATATTTTTACTCCAATTTTCACAGACAAATTTCATTGAACTTGATTCTCCATTTGGAGTGTAATCAAAACTTTCTTGATCAATCGCCCTAGCATCAAGGAAAGTTTCTATAGTGTCTGCATCTGTTTCGCTTACATTAAATATTAAAGTAAATATTTTAGGGTTTTGATGAGCCGCTATGCCCACCATTTGACGCTGTTCATATCCGTCTGCAAAACGCACAATAGTTACATTTGGTCTGCTTGCTTTTCTAAAGCCAGAATATTGTGGAGTGATTGAAGGAAAAGTTGCCATGATTATGTGTTAGATAAAAGCCCACCAGCACGTTTTTGATTTATTAATTCAGCTTGAATAGCTGCTGCTAATGCCTCACCAAACTGGTTTGCTTGACCATCATTACTTTGTACATCTGAACTAGAACTATCAACATTTACAGTAATGACATTTGTAACACCACCTCCACCCATAGCAAGGCTATTATTTGGCACAATTGTACCTGATGTATTAGGAACAAACATTTCTGGCCCTCTTTCTCCTACTATATAACTTCTTCCACGATTAACTGGCCCTCCTTCTGCCTTAAATAC